GGTCGCGTTGCGCCCGAAGTTGCCGGCGGTGCAACAGTTGGCTCTTCTCGATCCGGATGAAGCCGTGAAGGAATGGCAACGGCTTGATAGTCTTGGGCAGTGGACGTAATGGGGTCGGGACGTTTTGCCGTGTTCCTGGTTCTGCTTGCTTTTGGGTTGGCGGGTTGCGCGTTGGGTCCAGGTCACGCGGCGAGGTCTGCCTGGTGGTTTGATTGCCTGGTGCGCCAGTCGGCGCGGGTTTGCAATGATGCGATGGGGTAGGGCGAGGGGGTCAAGGATGCAGCGGCGGCATGGATTGCCTGTGGTCTTGCG